TTCACTTCGTGGTGTCATGATACCGCAGGATTCAGCATACGTCGCGTCAATATTAGTTTACAACTACGAGACGAGGATGAGTGCTTATCCTTCGGTGGGTTTTTAAATGCCGCTAGCAACATCATCCGGCGTGTTGTTAGCTATGGTTATCGAGTCGGAGAAGTGGATCTAGCTTTACCCGGGGAAGTCAAACCCCGATTGAAGATGACAGTAGACATGACCCCCACCAAACGCAAGGTTGTCGCTGTTAGCCTTGGGCCACATGTGGAAGGATACGCACGCCCAAAGATAGATCCCAATGACCCAGCAACCAAAGTGGCTGGATGCTACAAACGCGTCGGGAGACAACCCCCGAGGCGTCAAAAGCTAGCTTTGACGAGAATAGCTAGATTCACACGCAGATGGTTGAAGAAACACCTGACACCATTGTCGTCAATAACGGACTCTTCCTTCGAGGACTTTATTGTCAACACCCCTTACAATCGCATAAGGAAAGAGTACTTAACGCAATTAAACTTCGAAGACCATAGAGAGCACACCAATCCTGGTGTATCCGGCGTCAAATGCTTCATCAAAGACGAAACTTATGGTGAGTATAAGCACGCCCGGCTGATAATGTCACGCGAGGACACATTCAAATGCCGATATGGTCCTTTGATCAAGAAAATAGAGACTGAAGTTTATAAGTACCCAGCTTTCATAAAGCATGTTCCAGTCGCTGAACGGGCAGACTACATTAGCGAAATGTTGGGGGATGACGGTCCGTATTACGAGACCGATTACACCGCATATGAATCTCAATTTGAGGCTAAGGTTATGCGGGCCATTGAATTTGAACTATACGACTACATGACACAATACGTACCAGATCACGACGATTTCATGGATATGAATTATCGTGTTGTCGGGGCAGACAACAAGATTTCTGCTCATAATGTAAAGTTCAGTGTACAAGCCCGTATGTCTGGTGAAATGTCAACTTCCCTAGGGAATGGGTTCAGTAACCTAATGATAATGCTCTTTGTGGCTAAGTCGAAAGGCTGTAGCGATGTCAGAGGCGTTGTCGAAGGTGACGATGGACTCTTTACAATGCAAGGTCCCACCCCAACACGGGATGACTTCGCTGACCTGGGATTTGAAATAAAATTGGC